CTCCCTTTTTAACTAATGCAAGCTCTTAATAAATCGCATTTGACCCCCCCTTTGATTGTGTGGCGGTGGTGATATATGTATAACTACTCAACTAAAATTTTTTAATTTTTTTTTAATATGAAATACGGCGTAAAACTAGAAAAAGAACTGATGACCGAACTATGGTCAGGACCAATCAAAGACAACCCAGTAAACTTTGTTAAGTATGTATTCCCATGGGGACAGAAAGACACCCCCCTTGAAGACTTTAAAGGACCAAGAAAGTGGCAAGAAAAAATTTTACGGGAAATGGCAATACACATTGAGCGTAACAATGTATTAGATTTACCAGAGATGTTTAGACTAGCCGTAGCATCAGGTCGTGGTATTGGTAAATCTGCATTAGTCGCATGGATCATTCTATGGATGCTCTCCACGCGCTTGGGGTCAACCATTATTGTTACCGCTAACACCGAACAACAGCTCAGATCAAGAACATGGGCAGAGCTAGGTAAGTGGCTAACGCTCGCTATCAACTCACATTGGTTTACCAAAACAGCCACCACGATTAAACCCGCACAATGGTTTGAAGATGCGCTGATTAATGACCTCAAGATAGATACTGGTTATTACTACGCGCAAGCGCAGCTCTGGAGCGAGGAGAATCCAGACGCCTTCGCGGGTATTCACTCCTCCTACGGAGTTTGTTTAATTATGGATGAGGCTTCTGGTATCCCCGCGCCCATCTACTCCGTCTCCGAAGGTTTCTTCTCCGAACCCACGCGCGATAGGTACTGGTTTACTTTTTCCAACCCGCGCCGAAACACTGGGCCATTCTACGATAGCTTTAACTCTAAACAATCCTTCTGGAAGAACGAGCAGATAGACTCGCGCACTGTAGAAGGCACAGACCAAAAGCTATTCCAAACCATGATTGAGCAGTACGGCGAGGATTCCACCGTCGCGCGCGTGGAGGTGATGGGCGAGTTTCCATCCGCGGATGATGATACTGTCATACCAATGGGATTGGTTAAGTCAGCGATTGATAGGGATGTGTCGCTAACTGCTAACGCACCGATTATCTGGGGACTAGATGTAGCGCGATTTGGCGGTGATAACTCTGCGCTATGTATACGCCAGGGAAACCATGTAATGAGTATCAAGTCATTTAAGTCTATGGATCTTATGCAGTTGTGTGGAGTGATTAAAAATAAATTTGATGAATGTACTGCTATTGAAAGACCACAAGAAATATTGGTAGATGTAATTGGACTTGGCGCAGGCGTGGTGGATAGATTGGCTGAACAAAATTTACCCGTGCGCGGAGTCAATGTTGCTGAAGCGCCCTCTAGCAAAAAAAATTATTTAAACTTGCGCGCGGAATTATGGTTTGCAATTAAAGACTGGCTAACGCAACGTGATTGTAGGTTGCCACACGATGACGAGCTAGTCGCAGAACTCGCTGCACCGCTTTATAAATATACGTCTACTGGTAAAATAAAAATAGAAAGTAAAGACGAAATGCGCAAGCGCGGAATTAAATCACCCGACAAGGCGGATGCGCTCGCGTTGACCATGGCATCCTCCGCTGCAAGTTTTGGTGGAAGCGTCAACTTTTTAGGTTATAATTTCAAGAAACCACTGAAGTCTAGGATAATCAGAATAGGATAATTTATGGCAAAAGATATAGATGACAATAACATAGAAACTCTAACAGGCGTTCTTAAATCAGAGATGGACGATGCTAGTGATTTTATACACATGGTTGGTGCGGACAGAGCTGAATCAACCGAATATTATTTAGGCGACGCGCCAGAGGGAACTAGCTCCTTACAATCAGAGTTTATATCTACCGATGTTAGAGAAAGCATATTGTTTATGTTGCCGTCTATCATGCGTACATTCTTTGGCACTAAAAAAGTTGTAGAGTTTGTGCCTAAAGGTCCAGAAGATATCCAACTTGCAGAACAGCAAACTGATTATATTAATTATATTATCCAACAAAAAAATAACGGT